GACACTCTTTATATCTGTGGAACAATCCAAAAGCGAACTTGTAGATAATTTAGTCAATCAAGCTGCATTTATGAAAGTGGAACTTGATAAGTTACAAGAACAAATTAGAAAACATGGTGCTATCCAGATATCAATTAAAGGAATGCAACGACAAACTGAAGCAGCCAAGTACTATACCAAACTTGTGAATTCTTATGGAACAGTCATTAAAACACTTAATACAATTCTTGGTACACAAGTAGATGATGGAGATGATGCATTTGATGAATTTCTTAAGAGAGCAAACGAATGAATTATTTAATCGAATATTACAATGAAATTGAAAAAGGAAACATCATAGCTGGAGAAGAACTAAAAACTCAATTGAAGCAACTCATACAAGATCTGGATCATCCAGCATACATTTTTGATGAGAAACCAGGCAACTTAAGAATCGATTTCATTGAAACCTTTTGCAAACATACCAAATCTCCATTCAACGGACTACCATTTATTTTAGAACTTTGGGAGAAAGCATTAATTCAAACAGCTTATGGATTTAAAATGGCTGATTCAGGACTTAGAAGATTCAATGAAGTTATATTACTGATTGCTCGTAAAAATGGGAAGACTACGTTTGTTGCAGGCATCGATTTAGCTGAATTCTTTCTATCAAGTGGTGGTGTCGATATTGTTTGTGCTTCCAATACAACAGAACAAGCGAACATCCTTTTTGAAGAGATAAACAATATGAGAGAACAATCTCCTGCCTTATCAAAAGAAACCAGAAGCAAAAAGAATATCTTTCATATCTATTCTCCAAAAACAAAAAATAAGATAAAGAAACTATCAGCTCAGTCAAGAAATAAAGATGGATATAACATCGAAGTAGGATGTATTGATGAAGTACATGAAATGACCGATTCAAAAGTCTACGATGCGATCAAGCAATCTCAATCAACCAAAAAAGAACCACTCATATTTATCATAACCACTGAAGGGACAACCATCGGTGGTTTTTTAGATAGCAAACTAGATTATGCAAGAAAGATGTTGAAAGGTGAAGTCCAAGATGAAAGAGTACTAGCTTGGTTATATACTCAAGACTCAACTAAAGAAATCTATGAAGATACTCTGACATGGCAAAAGTCAAATCCAAGTATTGGTGTCGTTAAAACTCCTTCATACTTAGAAGATGTCATGAACAAATCAAAACATGATTTATCGACAAGAGTAACGATGCTTTGTAAGGATTTCAATATCAAACAAGCAGACTCTGGCTCTTGGTTATCGTTTGAAGATTTAAATAATGAAGGTGCTTATACAATTGATGAGTTAAGAGATTCTTATGCAATTGGTGGTGTTGATCTATCTTCAACAACCGATCTAACTGCAGCAGTCCTAGTGATTCAAAAAAGAGATAGCAATAAGAAGTTTGTTATACCACATTTCTTTATGCCAAGCGAAGTTGTAGAGAAAAGAATCAAGGAAGACAATGTACCCTACGATATTTGGATAAAGAAAGGCTTTGTTACGTTAACTGAAGGAAATCAAAACGACTTTAGTTTGGTTACTCAATGGTTCATGAAGATGATTCAAACATATGGCATTAGACCCTTATGGGTTGGATATGACCCCTGGAACTCGCAGTACTGGATTAAGGAAATGGAAGACTTAGGATTTAACATGGATAAAGTCAGGCAAGGTATTTATTCATTGTCAGAACCGATGAAAATCTTGGAAGCAGACTTAAAAAACAACTTAGTGAATTACAACAACAATCCAATCATGAAATGGTGTTTATCAAATACACAAGCGAAGGTTGATCTAAATGGAAATATTCAACCGTCAAAGTTGAACTCGAAATACAAACGAATAGATGGTACAGTAGCATTAATAATTGCTTATGTTATTTTAAATAGATACAAAACAGATTACGAGAATATGTTATAGGAGGTGCACATGGGTCTCATTAAACGAAAGCAAAAAACTGGATCATTTGATGCACTCCAGTTAATTAGTAATTTAAATACATTTTACACACCATTTGGAACGAATATTTCAAAAAGTGATGTTGTAAAAATATGTATTGATCGAGTAGCTAGCCAATGCGCTAAACTCAAACCAAGATTTATCAAAACCGAGAACGATAAGACAGTGACTGAGAAAAAAGGTCGACTGTCTTTTCTTTTGAAGTATAAACCGAATGAGATCATGACACCTTATGATTTTATTTACAAAACAATTACATTGCTGCTACTGAATGATAATGCGTTTGTTTATCCGAAATTTGATAAGGATTCTGGAGAACTATTAGGTATCTATCCTTTACGACCAATTACTGTTGAAATTATTGTGGATAGTACAGATGCATATTTCATTAAGTTTTTATTTGATAATGGAGAGTCTTATATCCTTCCTTACGATAACATAATCCATTTGAGACGTCATTTCGGACAGAATGATATCTTTGGTGGTAGTGGATCAACTGGTGATCATGAAGCGATTCTAAAGACAATCTCAATTAATGATAGTTTGCTTCAGGGAATCGATAATGCTGTTAAGTCATCCATGCAAATCAAAGGTATCATCAAGATGAATGGGATGTTATCAGAAGTAGATAAGAAAAAACAACGAGATCTATTTGATGCAGCACTTTCTGAATCTATTAGTATGAAAGGAAGTTCAATCATACCGATTGATTTGAAGTCGGAATATATACCTTTACAAGTTGATCCTAAACTGATTGATAAAGATACGCTTCAATTCTTGCAAGCTAAGATCTTGGATTACTTCGGTGTATCTGTTCCAATATTTTCTAACAAATACACAGAAGATGAGTATAACTCATTTTATGAATCTACAATAGAGCCTCTTGCCATTCAATTAAGCGAGGCTTTTTCTTTGGGGTTATTAACTGAGAATCAATTAGAGCGTGGAGAGCAGATCATTTTTTATAGTGAAAGATTGCAATACGCATCATGGAATACAAAAGTTAATGCCATTGAGAAACTTATGAGTCTTGGAATTATGTCACTGAATGAATCAAGAGCATTGTTGGGATTAGAACCAATAGAAGGCGGAAACAAACGACTTCAATCATTGAACTTTGTCGATGCAGATAAAGCAAACCAATATCAAGTAGGAACTAAGGAGGAAAAGCCAAATGAAAATAACAGTTAATGGGAAAATATCAGAGGAAGCGTTAAAAGTTATATTGGAGACACAAAAGAAGAAATCAATTATTATAGATGATTATTGTAAAAAGGAAAAATTAGAGTCTCTATTCTATAAGGACTCTGAACTAGAATATGAATATCAGCTAACTGAGAAACAAACAGCAACAAAACCTAAGAAAGTAGAGGTAAGAAAAGATGATCAAGGAAACTAGACTTGCAGACGTTACTCTTTATGAAGAAGAGGATAAAATGATATTAGAAGGCTATGCATTAGTCTTTAATAATGAAACACTTATCGGTGATCAAGAATATGGTTTCATTGAAGAAATCGATTCAAGAGCATTATCAGAAACTAAAATGAAGGATGTTCCTATGAAATACAATCATATGGACTCCTTTTTAATTATCGCTAGAACTAAGAATCAATCGTTATCGCTTACGGTTGACAGTATTGGACTCAAAGTACGTGCTGAGTTATTGGATACCAATACGAACCAGGACATCTACAAAATGGTAAGAAGTGGCTTATTAGACAAGATGAGTTTTGCCTTTACAGTGGATGAACAAGTATGGAACAGAGAAGGTAGAATTCCAAAAAGAACCATTACAAAAATAGAACGTTTGTATGATGTGTCGGTAGTGGATACTCCGGCATATGATGCAACTAGTATATACGCTCGATCTTTAGAATCTATGGAGTTGGAACTAAAGGCTATGGACTTAGCTGAGCAAGAACAAAAATCAAGTATTATCAAGAAACGAATTAAAATCAAAACACAAATCTAAAGGAGAAAAAACTATGAATCTAGAATTAAGACGAAAAGAAATCGAATCAAGACTGACTGAAATCAGAGGTCTTGTCGATAATGAAGCAGATATTACCAAACTTGAAACATTAGAAACTGAAACTACTAATCTTCAAGAAGAAAGAAGTGTCATCGATAAGAAAATGGCCATCGCTAGCAAAGCAGAAATCAAACCAATTGTTATTGATAATCGCAATAAAATCGATAAAGAGAAA